TGGAAGAATCAATCTTAGCGCAGTAGCAACTCAGTATGTTTCGGCGACAGCAACAGAAGGAACAATATTGCTCCCAGAAGCAATTGCTGCAACAGCGCTTTCAACTGGAGCTGCTGGTTCAACTATTGTTGTGGGTGACTACGTTGATTCACTCGACCTGTTTAACGGAGCACTTGGCTCTGGCGCTGTCACATGTCCTGAGATTTCAAACTCAACAATGCATGACGAATTAATCGCGCACGCAAACACGAATAGCAGAATTGCAATCCTGCATGACGTAGAAGGCGCAAACATTGCAGCTGTCAAGGCAACAGCAGTCGCGCTTCAAGGTGGAGATAATGCCGAGCACGCAGCTCTGTATTATCCATGGATTCAAGTTCCGACAACAGTAAATGGCGTAAGCCGATTTATTCCACCAGTTGGTTATGTCGCAGCAAAAAGAGCAACTGCCCACAACCAGACCGGCTCTCACGTTCCGGCTGCAGGCTTGCTCTCAGCATCACGTTTTGTTACTGGCGTAAAGACGGACATCGACAAGACGAACGGTGACTCACTCGACGACAGCTGTGTCAATGCAATTAGAATCATTCAGAACTCTGTCCGAATCTATGGAGCACGTTCATTGTCATCCGATGATGAGAACTTCAGATACATAACAGCACAAGACACCGTGAATCACGTTGTTATTGAAGCTGGCAGAAGCCTTGAAGACCTTGTCTTCAGCACGATTGACGGAAGAAACACAATCTTCAGCGCAATCGAGTCACGCCTTATCGCAATTCTTTCCCCGCTTCGCGACATTGGAGCCTTGTTTGAGGCCTACGATGCAAACGGACGAAAGATTGACTCAGGTTTCACTGTCCGATGCGACGCAAAGCTCAACCCAGTCTCACAGCTTGCCGGTGGCACTGTCAAGGCAAAAGTTGGCCTTCGCGTCAGCAGCATCGGCGACAAAATCGAAGTCGACATTATCAAGTCAAACCTTACGGCGTCAGTCGTCTAACGGAGGAATAAAGCATGCCAAATACCAAAGTTTCACAAAGGCAAGTACTTGGAAGTATTGTGCCAACAAATCAGACACACCCAAAGTGGACAAGCTTCAAGTTTGCTCAGGTGTCTGGTGGTGAGATAACCGCTTCCGTTGAAAAAATCTACGAAGGCGGAAAGCTTCGCCCAACAGTTCTTTGTGCACCATCTGAAATAGGTGACATCACATTGACCGCTCACTACGACTCAGATAGAGTTGCATCAGAGCTTGGAACCGGAATCGCAGAGAAGATTGCCCGTCTCCGCCCACTCGTTGGTCGTGCAGAGTACGACGTAACAGTACAGGTTTTCGACTGCGACCTTGCAGTTCCTGGAACTGACCGCGTCTACTACAAGGCCCTTCTTGTTGGAATCACTGAGCCAGATGGTGACTCATCTTCTGGTGCACCAGCAACATTTGCTTTGACATTTGCAATCCAGGACGTCGAATCCCCAACAGCCTAGTTTCTTTAAAACTAGACAAACGGTAGTTGCACTGGACTTCACTGTCTGTGTGGTAGTTTTTGCCACATGAGCGACAACAGCCTTTACAGCACAGAAGTAGAAATTCCAGTTTCACCAGCAAAAGCAAAGCAGGCCAAAGCAGAGGCCGCCCCAAAGGGCGATACTGCGTTAGACCGACTTCGTGAAGTTATTACCAAGAAGGTAGAACGCACGGTGGTTTTGCTTGAAGTACCAGAACGCCCTGGTGTTCATGTTCGCATTAGTCCGAACATCACCCAGAATCAAATGCGTAACTGGCGTAAAGCATCTGGTGAAGATTCGCGAAATGGCCTTGATGCAACGAAATTTGCATGCATGGTTATCGGTCATACAACCGTCGGAATCGAAATCGATGGAGAAGAAGTATTTGACGATAATGGAAACGAAATCACATTTGCTTCCCCACTTCTCCTTGAGATGACAGAAACGTCACGCCCACTTCCGGATTGCGTTAGAGCATTCTTTGGTGTCGACCCACACGTTGAAGCCGCTGCATTAGCAATTCTTGATGCATCTGGGTACTCAGATACGGTTGATGCCGTGGACCCCTCGAAGGGGTCTTCGACGAACTAGTCGATTCAGCAGAAATTAAAACAGCTGCTCGACTTGGAGAACTGTTCGGGACAGACCCCCTAAAAATCCTTCAATCAGACGACATTGACTGGATGATAAGGCTTGCCTGTGCTAAAGTTATATCCAACGACCGCGAAGAGCAAGAGCGAAAGTCGAAGACTTAGCAGGCCCAAACTGCATAGCTCGGCCGCTTTTACACTCACGTGACTTAAAAACTCACATGGAGCAGTAAAGGTATGGCAGACGAAAAAATCGTCATAAAAATTGATGTAGACGCAAGGACTACCTCGATTGAAAAAACTACGCAGGCAATTAAACGCCTAAAGCGTGAGTCTGGAAAGTTTTCATCAGGACGCAGCGACGTAAACACCTATCTGAACAAAATGGACAATGGGCTGACAAAAAGCACCAATCAACTTAAAAGGCATTTTGACTTCCTTGACAAAGGAGTTAAAGCTTTCGGCGGAGTATTAACTAAATTCGTAACGATGGCCCTAAAGGGTGTAATCCTTGAAATGGCCTTAATGGGCGCTGCAATGATTGGTATCCACGGTTTGTTTATTGCTGGCAAATTTCTCGCCAAAGCCTACGCTGGAGCTATGCAGGTCATAGCCGGTGGTGCTGCCGCTGCTGCCGTGACGATTGCTACTGCCGCAGCGGCAATACGAGAGCAACAGGCCGCAATGTTTGCCTACAGGGGTAAAGGTGCAGGCGAGTTTGGTTCAGGCCTCAATCAAGCGCAAGTTGCTATGCGTGCGCTCCAGATGGACGCGAGCCTGGCTGGTCTTGGTGTGGCAAACCTAAATAAAGCATATGCATCAATGTCGAAAACTATGACAACACCACAGATAAATGCTTCAACTGGGTTGTTCAAATCGCTAATGGACTTTGGTGCTGCAGGCCAAGACCCTGGTGCGGCAGCAGAAAAAGTCGCAGTAATGATTGCGGCCCTTTCTGACTCAAAGAAAAGCCTAGGTGACGTAAAGGCCGCAGCAACAGCAATCGGTCCAGAAATGTCTGAAGCATTGAAAAAAGCCAATGTAAAAACAAAAGACCAACTCAAGCAGTTAATTATGTCTGGAGAACTCGCAAAGCTTGGTGGAGTTGCTGGCCAGTTTGATGCTGTCAATCAAACTCTTATCGGACAAATAAAAACCTTTTTCAATTTAGTGCGTGGTCAGTTTGCTGATTTCGGTGGGCAATTTCTTGAGCCAGCAAAAGTTGCAATGCAGAAAATTTTTAGAATAATATCTCGTGATTTAAAAAGAATGATGGGAGCTGTTTCGGCATTTGGTACTGGGACCCTGATGGATGGACTGGTTTCCGCTGTCGACAAAACAAGCACCTGGATGGTTAATCTTGTAGAAAAATGGCTACCAAGAGCTGAGGGGTTTTTTGGTCGAATCGGGGATTGGTGGGATGGTTTTAAATACGGCTGGAAGCAAATGGTTGACTCGATGCGACCATTCCTTGAAGGTGCAAAGGTTTTAGAAGAAGCCTTCTCACCAATCTGGAGCGCGATAAAAGCTGGCGCACAAAACTTCACGCAATTTAATGACCTCCTACAAGAGAACCGAACCCAAGTTCTAGAATTTGGTGAAAGAGCTGGTGAGCTTATACGTTCGGTTTCTAATTTCGCAATGAAACTTAAAGCAGCATTTTTTGACGTTTTGCCATTGATTAATGATGTTGTTAAGGGCGTTAAAGAAATGTTCGACCTTCTTGCTGGTGGTATGACGAAGTTTGCCGGTGCTGGGATGTTTGGCTCTCTGTTGCCTCTGATGGCCATGTTTGTTGGTGGGAAAAAAATGTCTCAAAATAAGGGCGGATTTCTTCCAAGCAATCTAAGCACAATGAATGTAAATGCAACGAACGTGACCATTGCTGGTCCTGGCGTTGGCGGACCTAGAGCGCCTGGATTTTCAAGTGGGCGCACCGGAGGACCAGTACCAACCGGAACGGGGATGGGTAGCACTCTGCCAACAACTCACGCTGCGTACTACGGTGGCGCAACAGGAACTCCGCGAAACTTAATGGGTCCAGCTGTCGGTCCATTAACACCTGGTTATACACCTGGGAGACTTGCGCAGGCGCGAATGAGAATGCGCTATAACCGTTCAGAAACACAAATTGGCGCAAGAATCTTTGGAAACGAAAAAGCTGGAATCACAGGATTGAATAACAGCATGACTGCCAGAATGGGAGTCGGCATGGGTATGGGGTATTTGAGCCAACACGCACCAGAGGAAATGAGTGGGGCTCTGGCTCTTGGTGGAACAGTGGGAATGTTTAATCCGATGGCTGGACTTGCAGTTGGTCTTGGTGGTGCAGCGCTTCAAGCTGGCGGAGCCGGAAGCG